CTACCGTACCAGTTAGCTTAGTAGCATCTAAACTTGTTATCTTTGCACTCGTTATAGAACCAGCTAAATCATCGTTGGTAACAGAACCATCAACAATGTCTGACCCACTTAATGGAACGGCACTTGGTTGTTTTCCTAGATAACCCATTCAAATCTCCTTACGAACTAATTGCATCAACGCAAGATACCCACGCATCAACAAAATCAACAGTGCTACTAATTTTTAATACATCATTATTCTCTAATACCATCTTGGCTCCTCCATCAATAAATTCTATTGAACTTCCTGCCGGGATTGGAACAGCCTTGGCAATATAAAAATCATTAGAGCCATCATTAATATATACACTGACATTTGTAGAACTGCTTGCGTGAACATTAGCAACCCTGATACCGATAATGGTGTCATAAGAATTAGCTGTTAGAATTGTTCTTACACCACCAGTAACACCTATGTTACGTTCTTTATATCTCCTAAAATCCTGTGCCATTATTATCTCCTATAGTGCAATTGACATCGCAATGCTGAATCCTGCGGATACACCTGCAGCAGGAGTATCTATTGTTACAGTATCTGTGCCAGCGTTTGTAGTTATTGTAGTTCCACCTGTACCTGCAAAATTTAAAGTAGCGGCTGTATTATCTGCGACAACATTGCTTTGTCCTGAAACGGCAACCGTACCAAATACATTGTTAGCTGATGTTGGCGATACATCCTGCCATGTTGATCCGTTGTAAACCCTAGTTTTATTTGTTGAGGTATTGAATACCATATCTCCAGTATCCAATGATGAAACAGGATCAGAAGAAGCGATACGATAAACATTAGCAAAGTTATTTACACTGGCAATATTCGTGGCAGTTGTAGTTACACTGGCAACATTATCAGATACGGTTTCAATATCTCCAATCACTCCTGTTGCACCCAATAAATCCATATCGGTAATTACGGCTGCTACACCTAAAAGTGCCATATCAGCAACCGCTGCTGATGTACCAAGTAATCCAATCTCAGTTGCCTTCCCTGCCACAGCACCTATATCAGAAGCATCCGCAGCGACTGCCGTTACATCACTTGAAATTCCTGCTACCGTAGTTACGTTAGCGGATATACCTGCTACCGTAGTCGTGTTAGCAGATATTCCAGCAACAGTTGTTACGTTGCCAGATATTCCTGCAACCGTAGTTACATTGGCGGCTACACCTGCGACTGTAGTTACGTTACTTGATATACCTGCAACCGTATTTACATTAGCAATATTGGTTGCAACTATATTAGTGTCACCCTCTTTTGCAATAATCTTATGATAAGCATAAGTATTCAGAGTGACTGTAGAAATAACATGCATCCCAAGAGAATCTGCAATCGTTGTACTCTGGTATGTAGCAGGGATACCGTTAATAGTAACAGTCGAAGCACCTAATGTACGTCCTGTAGTAGATACCCCAGAACCATTCACTACCAATCCACCTGCATTAGCTATGGATACTACCGTACCTGCTCCATCATCTGGGTCAGGATTAGTATTGGGAAATGATTGGTCATCAGCAACAGCAACGAAACCGCCAACATCATTGATAAGTGCAACAGTATCATCCCTTACCGCCTTCGATGTTGGGATAGCTTCATTGGTACTAGATAATGTAGTCTCAAGAGTTACCTCTTCCCAGTTGCCTGAACCTGTGGCAACTCTTCCAAGAACTTTATTAGTTGCGGTTGCGTCTACTATCTTCGGGAGTGTTACATTTGAATCTAAAACCTTTACAGTAGTTACAGCATCATTAGCTATTGTCAAAGCACCAGTATTAGCAAGCGTTGCATCTCCTGATACAGCAACATTACCAAAATCACTTCCGTCAGCAACCATGATATGAGTATCGGTTGCAGCCAACGAGTCATCTATATAACTGGTTTTAGTTGCAGTCACCGCATCACTTGCTATCGTCAACGCACCAGTATTAGCTAGTGTCGCATCACCAGAAACAGCTACATTCCCGAAGTCACTACCATCTGAAACAAGTATATGCGTATCTGTCGTAGCAACTGAATCATCTATGAAATTAATCTTTGCCCCAGTAACTGCATCACTTGCTATTGTCAACACCCCTGCATTGGTAAGCGTAGCATCACCTGATACAGCTACGTTATCGAAGTCAGTACCATCAGCTACAATTATATGTGTGTCCGTAGCAGCAATAGTCGCATCAACAGGCAAATGAGTGAACGCATCTAACGTATCAAGACGAACATCCTGTGCGTTTGATTCAGTTACAATCTGGTCTAATTCGTCATCTATACCTTCTGCCGAAATAGGAACAGGAGGGACTGCATCCCTGTCTGCTGTAAAATCTCTTAACCTAACTAATGTACCCATAACCTCTCCTAATCGTTAGCCCTGAAACCTGCGTTGGCATACTTGACACCGTAAAATGAAATACTTAAATCAGCTTTATGATTTGCTGAGAATTTAAACCTGATAGACCTACCCATGCCAATCATTGGTATTAATACTTTATTCACATCGGGGAAATCCCAATAAGAACCATCCCAATCAGATGTACCCCATTTAGCAGGAGTAGACTGGAGATAAAATGTCTTGTAAGATTGAGTCTCGAAGTCAAAAAATACATCAAGATTAAATAACCCACCAGACCCTGATCCTTTAAACTGAAAATACTTAAACAATTTTTTAATACTGATATTGTCAAACCATAACCAAGGAGTTTCCCATTCCCAACTTACACTTGTGTTATTATCACCATCACCATATACATTCCCACCTGATGCTGTTTCATACTCCCTAGATACACGACCATTTACTCCTGCACTTAATATGTCATTATCTGGAGTACGGACAGACTGGAATATCTTGACACCCCTGTCTTCCATCCATGCCTTAATTTCATAATCATAAACAAAACGCTTTGATAAAGAAGGTACGTTTATCCAGAACTCATTCTCTGCCTTATGGTTAACAACATTAACTTCATCAGGGTCAGCAATAGCTTTCAACAAAGGATTAATCCTGTCCCTTATATTGTCGCTTAACTTACGAGTCTTTAAACCCTGAACAATCAATTCCATCTTGACAGAATTTAATCCCTCTCTTTCCACAATATAATTATCAAGCCCTACTTCGTCCATCCCCCTGTGACTCATTACCCCTGTATTGAATATCTGCTTGTCGATTGCTATGTCATTAAACGTGGCAGGAACACTGTAAGTAACAATATGATTCTGCAACCCAATGATTAAAGAACTGGTCTGCCCTAATCTGGCTAAACCTGTAATAGTATCGCCACGAGCCAACACAGCAGAAAGATCAATGTTCACATAATCAGAAGGAGTAGACCAATCATCTTCGTTGTCTACAGAAGAACCAGAAAACCTCGTGCTTTCTTCCGCAACACCAGAAACCCAAACACGGTTGTTTAAGGCATAAACATATTTACCCTTCGGTGGGTTGTCCGCAAGATCAACCGCATACCAACCAGTATGTGCTGTTGGCGGTGCATCCCCATCGTTTAAAGATACCGCTTCCGTATAGTTAACCCCTATTGCTAGAGGTGTAGATGTTTGTAGTTTAAGAGAACCAGAAACAGTATGATGATATACATTATAATGAGTAGCCCCCGGTAAAGTAACAGGACTTGTTACTGTTAAAGCATAACCATACGAACCTGTATGAGAAGTAGGCGGTGCAGCTCCATCATTCAAACTCCCAGTTGTTTCTGTGTAATCAGTACCTATTACTATTGGGCTTACATTCTGTAACTTTAAAGCACCTGATACTGTATGATGATACACATTATAATGAGTAGCCCCTGTACTTGCCGCTGGAGATGTAACAGTTAACACATCATTCCCAGCAATAGCTTGTGTTTTTTCGCCACCACTAAAAGCAACAGTTGGTGCTGAAGTATATCCAGAACCACCAGACCCGATAGTAACAGAAGTTACCTGACCACCTGTAAGAACTGCTGTACCTGCGGCACTAGACCCACCGCCACCACTAAAAGTAACAGTAGGAGCAGTTGAATAACTATCACCACTTGCTGTAATGGTAACGGAAGTCACAGCATCACCTGTAATAACTGCTGTGCCAGCGGCACCAAAAGCAGTAGGAGTGCTTTCACCGTTGCCAGTAATATATGTTGTAGATACATAATAGGTTCTTGATAATTTTGATCCATCAGTTGTGACACCAGTTGTCGGGATAGCAGGTATTGGCACATAACTAATACCAATAGCTTGGGTTGCTTCCTGACTCGCTACCGATTCCCCATATGCAGTTACATAGGTAACTGCTACATAATAAGTTCTCGCAGCTTTTATCCCTGAAGCTGAAGTGCCAGTAGTAGGAGTAAACGGTTTAGGGGTGTACCCATACTTGAATGGATTATCCGTTCCGTTTGACAAAATCATCTTGTTGTTGAACATAGTCCAGTTCAACTTCTTGTTTAATGTCAACCCAGACTTTACAACAGTATCAAAAGCACCTGTTGACGGAGTGTATCTAAGTAATCTTGTGTCAGCCTGTGCTAGAATTTCATATGAAGATGGGTAGTTACCATCGTAAACCATCAACCCTGTTACATCTGGCCCCGCACGAAACAAATCGAATATAATATCCTGTGCGTCCTGCACCCAACCAGAATCTGCCGTATTAGATTTAAACGCATTACTACCATGAGTAGGAGAAGAACTGTCAGTACCCAAAATAATATAGTTGCTTGCATTGCCACCCCTGTAATCAAGAACGAAACATACATCACCTGCGGAAACCGCATGAGGTGCTTCAAATGTAAACTCGACAAATGCAAAAGAAGTTGTCAGGTCAGACGAATCAAGTTCCAAGGAAGTTTTTAATATGTCACCAGTTGGCACACCAGTAGAACCGACAGTACCTGTACTCGCATATATCTTCGCCCTCATAAGCCCTGTTGGTGAGCCAGACTTTTTTAACCAAAATTTGACGCTCTGGATAGACTCGTCAGAAGACAAGGTTACGGCAAAGCCAACATCTTCGTTGTTAGCAGAATACATGCTGACCGTACCGCTTTGGTTACTAGAAGCATAAGTATCAACGCTGTTTCCTGCAGCATGATGGATGGCGACATCATTGAAGAAGACTCGTCCTCTTCTCTTCGACACTTCGCCATTTAATGCAACCCGGCTATTTTGTAATTCGGTGGCATAGTTGGGAGATATGTTTCCTTCGCCAACTGCGACATCGAACAGCCCCTTGTTATTTGATTCAAATATTTTTTGTCTTAATGCCATTATCTGGATAAAGAATAATTACGTCTGGTTAATGGTGTGAATCTTACAGCACCCCTGTTCTGTGCCTGTAACTTTTGCAACAATGAATTAGCTACCTGCATCTCCCTATCACGCTTGGCAAAATCCTGATCGTATTCTGCATACTTGGCTTTTACCATATGTCTTATAACTACTTCTTGGAATGGAGTTGTATCAGAATCAGCACTCAAATCAGAAAGCTTCCGTGTGTACCAATAGGTCATCACCATTCCGTTTTCATCAGCAGTAGGGACAGGGTCAACCTTAATCCTATCAACCTGTGCAGAATTCTTACCAAACGGTATCCACACAAGAGGTCTGCCTGTATCGCCCTGTATTACTTCTTCCTGAAAAGCTTGATTAGATGTAGCCATATAAATGAATACATCTTCCGCATCTATATAAAATCTATCGCCAACAATCCTGTTTACATCTGCATCCGTAGCCAAGACGTATTCTCTGGTATCAGTAGCCAACGTAACAGTCCCCTCGGATTTCAATATATCCCACTTGGCTAATATATTAAGTTCCTCAATAGCCTCGTTGATGTAATCAAGAATACGAACCTTGACATCACTAACAAGACTTGAACCAGAATCAAGACC